GTGCATGTGTTTCTCCTTCCCAAAAATATCTATCTTTGAGTGTATCTAAACTAAATTTATCAAATTCTTTTTCTTTATCATAGTTTATTTCTATTCCTAAGTAAGGCTTAGTTCCTATTTTATCTTCAACCATTGTCTTGTTCCTTATTGTTTACATAGATTGCTATTATAGCATAGTGTATTATTTTATATAAGTCTAAGTTGTTCTTTCCATCTTTCTTTCCAAACCTCATAGCATACTTCATAATGTTTCCAAGACAAAATCCTTCTCCATATCCTGAATCAATTATCATATCAGTTGCTTGGTACTTACCATTGGCATAGTGTTGGTCATAAGTATTACCAACATAAGCTTTAACTTCATTGATAAGTTTATCTTCATTAAATTTATAATTCACTCTTCCATTCCTCCGGTAATGTTTCTTCACTATACCATGTGAAGTTGTTTGTTTCTGCCCACTCTGCATGAGTTCTTTTTGTTTTATCTTTTCTTACCTTTGCACCCGGCATAGGTGAATAAGGTTTTTGAAAAAGAAAAACTAACTCCATGTAATCAGGTAAAGCTTCTCTTATATGTATGTACTTACTATACTCTGCATAGTCCCAGAATCTACCTTTAGCTTCTAGTAAAATTATTTTACCATCAAACTCTTTTACAAAGTCTGCTTCGTACTTGTGATGAACTACATATTTAATTGTATCCCAATGATGTTTCCAATCTTTAAGTAAAGTTTGGTGTATATCATATTCCCAAAGACTATCATATCCTTTTGGGACATTTGTCTTCTTTGGTCTAGGTTTTCTTGGTACTCTTCTAGGCATTTAAATCCTCCAATGTAAGATTAGGATTACGTTTTATTCTTTTATAAAACCATCTAAGACTATAAGCACTTAACATAAATTTATTGTTAGCAAATATATGTGTTTGCTCCGGTAAAAACTCATGTAAGTTTTTCTTATTAATCTTAGAAACATCTTCTCCTTCAGGTACCATAGTTCTTATCCAACTAATCAATAAATTTTCTGCTTTACGTCTTAGTTGTTTTGATTTTTTACCACTCATATTTGTGTTACCTCTATAACATTAGGGACTTTAGGTGTTTTAGTTAAGTATCTTAAACCATTAGAATATTTAAATACTCTTAATCCTTTACCCTCGTTTGCATCTTTATGACATTCAAACTTGTATCTACAATATACACATCCTTTAGGTAGTTGCATATTACCAGACTTACCATCAGGTATAGGACTATAACATTTATCAGGTGGTGTCTTTAACTTAACAGCTTTTTTGATATCAGTTATTTTCTTTTTGATATTAGGTTTATCAAAGTCATCAGGTCTAAACATAGCTAACTCACCTGACTCTTTATTAAGAGCAAGGAATCCACCTTTGTTTGTACCTTCTGCTGCTTCGTATCCTGCGAGTTGAGCCATGTATCCAAATGCATCTTGTTCAGCAAGAGTTCCTTCTTTGAATTTTTTAAATGCAAATCCTGAAGCAGTCTTAACATCTACAACTTCACCGTCAATAACACAATCCATGTGTCCTTTTATTCCGGATACTTTAACTTCTTTCTGTTCACTAGTAACTTCATGTCCAGATAACTTAACAAGAAATAAAACTATCTCTTCAAGTAAATGTCCATACAAGAACTTAATAAATGTAGGAGGAGATATAACTTCTGTTGAATCAGATTCAGAGTTCATCTCATACCAGAGTTGTCTAGGTTGCTTACCTATATTAGACATACGTAAAGCAGGTTTACCTCTTGGAGCAGGATGAGACCAGTTGTAAAGAATCTCTTTCATGGATTCTCCAAACTGCTCAATAGCATCCTCATCTATATCAAGATGCTCCCCTTTTCCAAGAGCCGACAATTTATTATATATATCTTCTACTAATGTGTCAAGTGTTTTCTTTGATTTGTTCATTATTTTTCTCTATATTTATATTTTCAATACATTCAATAGCTGTTCTGATATCTAATTCAAACCATTCTCCTTTTCTTTTTGTAGATTTTTCATCACATATAGTGTGTGCTAAATGTTCTGCTTTTCTTCTATCATTAAAATATTTTTTAAATTCTAATTTATAATCTCTTAACGGACTAGAAGTTTGATAGCCTTTACACCTATCTTCTGCTTCAACAGCCATGCCTACTTTAATCCATCCTTTCCAAGCAGGATTAGTTATAATATAAACTTCTCCTTCTGTTGAAGTTGTATAACTAGATAGTGATTGAAAAGCTGCATCTTCAAATGTTTTATACTTACCCGCTTTATAAAGTGGGTGAGAATTTGGAATATATTTACCATTAACATACATTCTATTTACATTGCTTTTTGTGTTGTTGTTTTTACTACACTCAATACATTGTTTTCTATTAACTTTTTTCCAAGAATCAGACCAATTATTATTGTTCAATTCTGTTCCACAGACATTACAATTAATGTGTTTCACTCCAGTTCCCTCCTATTTTATATTCACCATCAAGAGGACATCTAAGATTAAAATGTTCTCCTGCTTTTATAATACTATCAACAGCAAACTCACCAATAAAATCTGCTTGTTCTTTAGGTACTTCTATTTGCCACTCATCATGAATGTTAGCAACAAACTTGTAAGGTACTGCATTTAATTTCAAAACATCATCAAGTATTGATAATGCTTTTTTCATAACTATCGCACCTGCTCCTTGTAATAAAGTATTAAGGGCAGAATGAGCATTACGTATGTAAAGTTTTCTACCATCTATACCTTTGAGATATTTCTTTGAAGCTGCTCTTTGTACTCTATCTCTAAGAGATTTAAATGCAGGGTTATTATCGAAGAAATGTTCTCTAGCTCGTTTACCATCTGCTGTATTTCCTTCAACCACTTTTCCAAGCTTCTCATCTCCTGCTCCGTACATGAGTGCATAGATGAATGTCTTCGCCTGATTTCTTGATTTAAGTTTTGCAGCTCTTTGATTAGCTGTGTGTATGTCTCCATCTAAAATCTCCTTTATATAAGTTTCATCATTCATATAGTGTGCTAACATTCTTAGCTCTAAACCACTAGCATCAACTCCCAGTAATACATTACCTTTATCAACAATCCAACATGCTCTACATTCTGAGCCATAAGGACTGTGTACTGAAGGTACCTGTGCCATGTTAGGACTTCTGTGTGTCATTCTACCGGTAATAGCACCGTTAGGTATAACAAAACCATGCACACGTCCATCCTCTTGGACCGCTTCAACCCAAGAATCAACTTGAGCTATACGTTTTTGTATTAATAAAAAGTCTGCTATAAGTTTAGCTTCACGGATATGAGTTACTTCTGATAGAGTTTTCTCATCGACAATTGGCTGACCTGTAGGGGTAAACCTTTCAGGCTTCCACCCAAAGTCAACAAGATATTCTCCAATCTGTTTACGACTACCAAGATTAAACTCTTGTAAAGTCTTTCTCATGAAAGGCTCAAAGTTATTAGTATCTATACATCTTTGATACTCATCATCAGTAAGTCCACGTTTAGATAAGTCACCATCTTTTTTAATATAAGGTGTAACTAATTTATCATCGACCCATTTAGGTTTAAAAGTACTATGAACTTCATCTTCAATCTGTTGAGACTTTTCTCTAAGTTCTGCAAGTAATACCAATGCAGATTCCATGTCAAACATGAAACCATTTTCTTCTTGTTGTTTAATTATTCTTGCAACGTCTTGTTCAAGTTCAATAGATTGTTTACTAAAACCTTTTGACTCATTACGAAGTGAGTTATAGACAAGAGTATTTAACTGAACATCACGAACACAATAGTCTAACATCTCTGTAGAATAATTCTGATAGTCTTCAAAGTCTATCTTAGAAAGACCAAGCTTATATCCCCATTTCTCTAAACTATGACCACCCTCTCTTGTAGGGTTAAACAATCTAGAAAGAACAAGTGTATCAATAAGTTCTTTGTCTCTAAGTTTTATACCTGCAAACTTTTCTACCATAGGAATATCAAATCCTATAATGTTATGACCTATCAGCCTATCTGCTTTAGATAAAAGCTCGTAGCCTTCTTGCAAGTTGCTTGGAGGAAACTTAAATATCTCTCCAGAGTTTGCATCTTGAGCTACAAGACAATGTATCTTAGTGGCTTTTAGGTCATCAGTTTCTATGTCAAATACTAAATCCATAATTAAAATGCCTCGTCTAAACTATCATCAAAAGTAATATCCTCATCTGTTAGTTCAGATAGTCTACCAGTTTCTGAATCATAAATAACTCTACAAGCCATACCAACATCGCCTGTGTATCTTGATTTAAGTATACGCATTCTTGTTGTTCTAGCTTCATCAGGGTCATCTGATTGTTGGTTACGTTCCAATGCTATCACACAATCACTAAGTTGTCCAATACTATTTGAACCTCTTAAATGAGATAGTGATACTTCAATACCGTTCTCATGTCCTTTGTTACCATCAACTCTACGTAAGTGAGAAACTAAAATAATTCCTGCACCTGTCTCTTCTACCAAACTTCTAAGTCTAGTCATGATAGTATCAATAGCACGTCTTTCATCGCCTTCATGTACAGCACTAACTAACATGTGTAAATGGTCTACGACCACCCACTTACAGTCACAGCCTATAATCATAAAGCGAAGCTTAGTAAAGATATCGTCAATGTCGTTGGTTCCGAAGTGGGAATGTACCCATACTCTGTTTCGGTTATCACCATCGTATAACATGTCAAACATCTTATCTAATTCTTCTTTAGAAAACTTCTCACGTTCTTGGTCAACGTATAATCTAGCATTAGCTTCAATAGATAAGATACCATCAATGGTTCTTCTCCAATCTTCTTCTAATGCAATGATACCTACGTTGTCTTCTGTGTTCTTGATAAGATGATGTTCAAGTTCTCTTGTAACACTTGACTTACCAAGTCCAGTACCACCTGTAAGTGTGACCAGTTCTCCTGCTCTAAGACCATACAACTTCTTGTTAAGTCCTTCATAAGGATAAGGTACGCTTTGTTTCTTTTCACGATTATGAAACTTCTCACGTTGTTCAGTAACATTTATAACACCTGATGGTGTATAAACTTTACTAGCCCACCAAGCTTCAACAAACTCTTTATGCTTGTTGTTTCTTAGCATGTCGTTAGGGTCTTTCCATCCGTTAGGTAAGGTAACTATCCTTGCTTTCCCGGGTTTGAAAAGTCTAGCAACTTTAATACTAGCTTCTTGTCCTGCCTTATCTTTATCAAAAGCAATGATAACATTTTCAAAGTCATCAAAGAACTCTAAGCTTTCCTTGATATCTCTGACTGCACCATTGGCACCACGTTTGATAGATACTACAGCCCACTTAGAACCAAGTAGTTCATAAGCAGCCATAGCATCACACTCACCTTCAGTAATGGTAACATACTTACCACTCTTGAAAAGTTGTTGACCAAACAAACCTGTATCATTATAAGTACCAGAAATATAGAAGTCTTTATCTCTACAGTTTCTAGTCTTAGTAGCTGATAGCTCATGCCCATTGTAATAAGGGTACAAATGCTTAACGACATTACCTTGTAAGTCATGTACACATTTTACCCCATACTTCTGAGCAGTCTGCATAGAAATTTTTCTGTCAGTTAAGGCTGAAAACTTTCCTTCGTTTACCATGTCAGGTTGTTTAGTTTGTGTTGTAGTTGATTGCATATCCTTTCCTCCACATGCTTTAGTATAGCTAGGCATAAACTCTCCACAACTGAAACACTTTGCTGAATCATCTTCGTTGATTCCAACAGCATCACTACTGCCACAAAGCGGACAAGGTTGATGTAACTTATCCCAAGTTTTATCCATGTTAGCCCTCACTATGAATTAAGATTCGTCTGCTTCTTCTACAGTTTCTTCAGTCTCAGTTTCTTCTTCTTCAACTATAGCTTCAGGACTATCCTTTAGTACAGCTTCAAGATTATTCTGATGTCCTTGTGAAGCATAGTTTAAAGCTTCTACCATGACGTTTAGTGTACCTATCTTGTTGATAGATATTCTTGCATCAGTTCTCTTTTGGTCATCTTCAATCTTTGAAACATCATAGACTGATTCACCGTCATCATTTTTAATTGTAATAATCATATTAAAATTCCTCGTTATCTGAATCTTGTTCAGCATATTCAATTAAGTTATCTACTTTAACAGCCATTAGTTCTGCAAATCTACCATAATTATTTTTATATGGTTTGATTTTAACAGTCACTTCTGAACCATTACCTATCGCAACATCCATAGGATTACCATCACCATCAACTAACTTAGGTGCAGGATTAGCTGACCCATCGTTCCTTGATGCTCTCTTACTAAAAGTAAAAGCAGGTTCTTCATACTTCAGTTCACCTGTTCTAGTTCTAACTTGATTCAGTCCTAAGTCTTCAAGCTTAGTAGCTGTATCAGAATCAGTAAGAACAGTTATGCCATATTTGTGAGGTTCAAACCTCGTGTTAGGACTGGTAATGTTGGCATACATCGCCTTCCCTTTTACATACTCATACATAAATAACCTCCATTAGTTTGTATTAAGTTGTGCAATTGTATCATGAATGAGATTTTTTGTCAAGTCTTTTTTGTCTTCTTCTTGCATTATTTCTATCTCGTGTAAATTGTATAGCACTTTGCAAGTCTTCCCATAACTCATCAAGTGCTTGTTTCTTTTGTTCTTTGTTAAGTCTTGTAATGATTTTGATATCAGACTTCTTAGGTATCCAAGTATCCCAGTAGGCTTTGTCCATGTCTTTCCATGTCCAACCTATCTGCTTGTCTAGTGTTGTTGATTTAAAATATAAATTCATAATAACCCTCGTGTTAAAATGGATGAGTTTTTTTGCCTCAAAACCCATACCTGCAAAAGTAGGTAATTAATTTGCAGGGAAGGTCTCCGGTTTAGTTCTTATCCCATGTCATCTACAACCTTTTCAAGAAAGGATTTTACAGTAGCTCGGACACCTGCAAAACTTTAAAATCAGTCTGGTTTTAGTGGCACTAGACCAGAAACTAGCACGATATAATCGTATGTCTTTAGGTTCAGGAAGGTTAGTTGAGGGCTACACCTTTGGACATACCTATACATTAGGAGTAATTATATTATTCCTGTCCCTCTTTGTCAACTCTTAAATCTAATAATTTAACTTTATATTCATCTTTATTCCACACAACTTCATAAGCTATTTGGTCTGTAGAATTATCGTGATTATATTTAATAACATAATCTTCCCATGCTCTAAATTCTTCCTTGCTCATTGGGGTTAGTTCAGTATCTTTTTTAATTATCATTTACCTTTCCTCTCATCATCCATAACTATTAAAGCTACGCCTACTAAACAGAACAACATAAACCCTATTACAAACATGAGT